GACTTATATATAAACAAGAGAATGAAAATGAAAGATATCGCTGAATTGTTAAACGTAAATGTAAAAACCGTTAACTTAGCCAAAAGAAGATATAATTTAAGTAGATAGACTATAACGTTTCCAAGAGTGCCCGACAACCAATAAAGGTTATCTTTTTTATTGGTTGAAAATGTACGCTAAACTGGGTTGGAATTGACCAACCGATGAAAATGAGGGAAACCTCCAGAGCATAGGATAAAAAGCCTATGGGTAATAACTAATTGACCAAGCGGGACCAAGCTAAGATCGTATGGCAAGAATCCAAGCGGATGGTGAATAAGTCACCTGCTCTGAAAAAAAGAATCAAGACATTGTCTTATGATATTATTTCAGAATTCAATGATGGGATATTTAAAGCCTTGGCTTCTGATGCTGATAGTTTAGACGGATTAAATATACATGTAGTTATTATGGATGAGTGGCACCAGTGGAAGAATGGTAGAGCATTATACGATATAATGGCAGATGGTATAACAGCTAGAGAACAGCCATTAATAATTATGACTTCTACAGCTGGAACCATTCGAGAAGATATATTTGATGAAATATACGAAGAGGCAGAGATACAATTTAATAATATGAAATTAGGAAACGAGGTTGATGATAGAACCTTGTTTTTTATTTATGAACTAGATAAAAAAGAAGAATGGAGAGATGCAAACAATTGGATTAAGGCAAACCCAGGCATTTCAACAATAAAAAAACTTAGNGCATTACAAGATAAAGCTAAAAGAGTGGCCGACAATCCAAAGCTTGAAAAGAATTTTGTGTGTAAGGAATTTAACATAAGAGAAACAAGTTCAGAATCCTGGCTAACATTCGAGCAACTAAACAATACAGCTACTTTTGATATAGAAAAATTAAAACCTAGATATTGTATTGCCGGAATAGACTTAGGAGCAACAACAGACTTGACTTGTGCAACTATAATATTCAGAGTGCCTAATGATCCAGTCTTATATGTTGAGCAAATGTACTGGCTACCTGGTGATTTGTTAGAAAAACGAGTGCAGGAGGATAAAATTCCATATTCTACATGGTTAGATAAAGGATTATTAAGAGTAAGTGAAGGCAATAAAGTAAACTATAAAGATGTTACTAAATGGCTATTAGAAGTCCAGAACGATATGGATATTTATATCTTTAAGATTGGTTATGATAGTTGGAGCTCAACTTATTTAATAGATGAGTTAGAACAGAATTTTGGGAAAATAACCGAGCCAGTAATTCAAGGGGCAAAGACTTTTTCTAGCCCTATGAAAAGATTTGAAGCTGATTTAGAAGCAAAGAAAATTAATTATAACAACAATCCAATTTTCAAATGGAACCTCTCGAACAGTGCGATTAGCGTTGACAGGAATGACAATATTGCATTGGTTAAAACAAGTAATCCGAGACGTAGAATTGATGGTGTGGCATCTTTGCTTGACGCGTTTATAGTCTATGAGAATAACTATGAAGAATACATGAATTTAATATAAGGAGGTGATAGCTTGGGAGTATTCGATTGGTTTAGAAATAGGACAGTAACGGTATCGAGATATAAACTTATAACTGATGAAGGAGATGGTTTCTATACTTGGAATGGGAGCCTATATCAATCCGACATAGTGCGTTCTGCAATAAGACCAAAGTCAAGGGCCATAGGCAAGGCAGTAGCAAAACATATTAGAAACGGTCCTGATGGTATGAAAGTTAATCCTGATGTATATATGAGATTTTTGCTTGAAGAGCCTAATCCATATATGACGGGCCAAATGTTACAAGAAAAACTAATAACACAGTTAGAGTTAAATAATAATGCCTTCGCCTATATCAACAGGGATGAAAATGGCTACCCGATAGAAATATATCCTATTACAGCTACTAACGTAGATGCAATACAAAACAATCAAGGTGAATTATTTCTTAGGTTTATATTAAGGAATGGTAAAACAGTAACATTTAGATATACTGATGTAATTCATTTAAGAAAAGACTTTAATGATAATGAAATCTTCGGGGACAGCCCAGCCAAAGCATTAACACCACTTATGGAAATAGTTAATACAACTGATCAAGGTATAGTAAAGGCAATTAAAAACTCTAATATCATTAAGTGGCTTCTTAAATTTAACCAATCATTAAGACCAGAAGATTTAAAGAGACAGACTAAACAATTTATAGAAGATTATATGAGTGTTGAAAGTGATACAGTTGGAGCAGCTGCAACTGATGCTAAGGCAGATGCTATACAAGTTGATCCTAAAGACTATGTACCTAATGCAGTTCAGATGGACAAGACTACTCAAAGAATATTATCGTTCTTCAATACTAATTTAAAGATTATTCAAGGTAGTTATAGCGAAGATGAATGGATATCTTACTATGAATCAAGTGTAGAACCTGACATAATTCAATTAAGTGGTGAATATACAAGAAAACTATTTACAAGAAGGGAGAGGGGATTTGGGAATAAGATAATCTTTGAAAGTTCCAATTTAAACTTTGCAAGCATGCAGACAAAACTAAATTTGGTCCAGTATGTAGATAGAGGAATAATGAGCCCTAATGAAGTAAGAGCAATACTTAATTTAGCACCACGAGAAGGTGGAGATGAGTTTGTATTAAGGAAAGACACTGGCATAGTTGGGGGAGGTGATGAATAGGTGAAGGTGAATATAAAGGGTCCTATAGTCAGTAATAGTGAAGCTTGGATTTATGAATGGTTTGGGATAGAAGCTACAAGTCCTAACTCAGTAAACAAAGTATTAGAAAAAGCTAATGGAGAAGACATTGAAGTAGAAATCAACTCAGGTGGTGGGAGTGTATTTGCTGGAAGTGAAATATACACAGCCTTAAAATCCTACTCAGGAAATGTAACAGTTAAAATAGTAGGCCTAGCGGCAAGTGCTGCAAGTGTTATAGCTATGGCGGGTAACAAGGTGATGATGTCTCCAACAGCTCAAATAATGATTCATAATGTATCTTCTAGGGCCAGTGGAGACTATAGAGATATGGAACATACCGCTGAAGTGCTAAGAAATGCAAATGACACAATAGCAAATGCTTATAGAATTAAAACAGGAAAAACACAAGAAAAATTATTGGCATTAATGGATCATGAAACATGGATGACTGCAGAAAAAGCAAAAGAGCTAGGGTTTATTGATGAGATCATGTTTGAAAATGATTTACAACTTGTAGCAAGCACAGATTTTTCAGGTATGTTGCCACCAGAAGTAATTAATAAAATAAGAAATACAATCAAGAATCCGTTAAATTCTCAAAATGAGGAGAATGAGACGGATATTTTAATGGCCAAATTTAATTATTTAAAGTTGAAAGGAGATGTTAAACATGAATTATAACGAGTATTTAGAACAAAGAAACGCACTAATGACAGAAATTGAGAATCTTATCGAAGAAGGCAAGATTGAAGAGTCTAATGCAAAAATGGAAGAGGTTAAAAACCTCGACAACAAGTGGGAAGAAATTAAGCTTGCAAATGCTAATCTTAATGCACTAAAAGACAACAACAAGGTTTTAGACTTAGATAATAAAAATGTAAATATAGAAGGAGGTACAAAAACAGTGGATAACATAATTGATAACAAAGTAGTAGACGAAAATAAAGTATATGAAAACGCATGGGCTAAATTCATGCAAGGCAACAGATTAGAAGGAGAAGAACTAGAAATATTCAACAAGGTAAACAAAGAGTTTAACAATGCTTATACCCACACAACTACAGGGACACCAACATTAATTCCTGAAACTGTAGTAAAAGGTATTTGGGCAAGAGCCGAGGAAATGTACCCATTCTTAGCTGATGTTAAGAAGTATAATGTAAGAGGTACTTTAACCATTAACAAACATACAGCTATAAATGAAGGTGACGCTGCTTGGTATGATGAAGCTACTAATACAGCAGATGAAAAGAATACATTCGGGCAATTAACACTTACTGGATGTGAACTTGCTAAGGCAATAACTGTAACTTGGAAGTTGAGAGCAATGGCAGTAGAAGAGTTTATACCTTACATTAAGAATGAGTTAGGCAAACGAGTAGGTGTTGCCTTAGGTACAGCGGTATTACAAGGTAAAGGTCAGCCTGGGCAAGGCGATACATTTAAACCAGAACCATTAGGCGTTGAAACTGCATTAGCTGCTGAATCTAATACACCACAAATTGTAACTTACAATCCCGATGCGNCTACTCCAGTTCCATTGACTTATGCAAAAATAACTGAAGCTATTAGCAAAGTACATTCAAGCTACTTAAACGGATGTGCGTTTTATGCTAACAATGCAACTATTTGGACCCAACTAGCAAACATCACTGACGAAAATGGTAGACCGATATTTATTCCAGATACTACAGCGGGTGGAGTAGGAAGGATGTTAGGCTTTGTTGTTAAAGCGGATGCGGGAGTGACTACAAACAACATAGTATTTGGTAACCCTGGAGAAGCTTATATCTTAAACAATAATGAGCCAATGAGTTTAGCATCTGAAGAACATGTAAAAGCTAGAACTGTTGACTATGCAGCTTATGCAATAGTTGATGGTGCTCCACTAGACACTAAAGCATTTGCA